TGGAACCCGCGGTGGTGTTGGTGTTCACGAGCCCCACGTCCGTGGCGTTCAGTGCCGCGGTGTTGAGGTCATAGGTGGTCGACGCCGCGGAGCCAACCAGTGCGCTGAATCGATCGTAGACGCGGGCGGTGAAGCTGCCCGTGGTGCTCGTGCCGACCGTGGCGCGAACGGTGAGGTAGTAGCGCCTACCCGGGGTCAGACCTCCGGCAACCGTGATCGTGCTGGCGAACGCGCGATCCTGAACCGTGACGCTGTTGTCCGGCATCCACGCGAAATTCAGCGCCGGGCCACTGGAGCCACGGAGCGTGGCAAAGCGGACCATGACCGAAGGGCTGACCGGGACGGTAAAGCCGATTCCGTAGCTCATGGTGGCGCTAGCCCCTGCGGCCCCAAAGCGAGCGATACAGAGATTGGACCCGGACGACACGAACTGTGCCGACCCGGCCCCCTCGTGCACGTTCAGGTCCGAGAAGCTAATACTTGCGCCGGTACCGCCTGCTACCACCTGGGTAGCCCCGGCGTTGGCAGCCGTCAGCGCAGTACCGGGGGCAACGCCCTCGAAGCTGCGTGTGATGAGTGCCATGGTCCGAGCCTTAGGAGATGGTTGTGGTGAGCGTGAGGGTGTACTGACCGGCAGACGCGAACGGCTGCTCGGGGACGGAGCCGCCGTCCAAGTAGGTGCCGGAGCCGTTGTGGACTCCTGCCCCGCGGACGGTGACGCCTGCGGGTACGTCGAAAGTGACGGTCGCGGTGACAACTCCAGCGACTGCGGAACTCCAGGTGATGGCCTTTCGGGCATAGGTGCTGCCCGTGACCTCTGTGCCCGCGGAGCCGCTGGGCGCGGTGGTGTAGAGCGCGGCCTGGACGGCGGTGGTGCCGTAGGCGGACGCAAGAGCGTTCTTGATGGTTGCGGTGGCTAGCGCCATGACGCACCCCTCTCTAGGAAGGGGCGGGGGCCGGACTTTCCAGAACGGCCCCCGCCGGTCTGGGTGCTAGTCAGCGATGACTACGAAGCCCTCGGGGTACTCGACCATCGACTGGACGTATGCAACGGCAGCGCGGTCGATACCGCCGCGGGCGATGTCCAAGGCGTCGAGCATGATGGGTGAGCCGCCACCGATTTCGTTTAGGTGGGCTGCCTCGCGGCTTCCGACCAGAACGTCACCGGCCTGGAGGACACCGAACTTGTCGCGGAGGACGGTTACGCCGTCAGCGCTACCCTCCTGGCGTCCGGCAGAGAAGCTGACGAACTCGGGGAGCTGGTCAGCGGGCGTGTAGCGCAGGGCCGTGTACACGTCCGGCGCGACGATGGCGAAGGAGGGCGTGGCCTCGGTGTCATCGATGTGGTCAACACCCTGGATGAGCTTTCCGAGTGCGCTGCTGTATCCGGCAGGGTAGGCGTCACGGTCGATGACGTTGGCGCGCTCCGTGCCAACTGCTGCGTTGTAGATGTACTCCAGCGCGTACTTGTCGGAGACGCGAGCGTAGGAGTCCACGACACCACGGAGGAAGGCTGCAATGACCTCCTGGTTGCCGGGGATGTCGTAGAACTCGCGGGCGATGTCGACGGCGAAACCGAAGCGCTGGAACTCACCTGTTACGAGCGATGTGGAGCCGGTGCCGGTGGGCAGCTCGCTCTTGTTTCCGGTCCAAGGCTGCATCAGCTCAGCACCGCGGTCGAGCTTGAAGCCCTTCTCCTCCATGGCCTGGATCGTGCCGTTCTTGAGGAGCGGGAAGTAGCGGCGGTTATAGGACTTGTCCGCCCAAAGCTGACCGATCCACGATGGCTGGAGGACGCCGGGAGCGGGGAGCGCGCCGGTACCAGAGGTCTTGATGTCGGCAAGCGCGGCAAGCATGGTCTCTGCCTCTTCGCCACCGAAAGGCTTGGATGCCTTGGTGATGAGCTCGAAGACGCCCTGAGCGGTCGTCTCCTTCTTGGCCACCTCAGGGGTAGCGGCTGTGTTTGGAACCTGGGCCTCGGCCACGGTGGTCTCCTCTTTTGTGGCCGGTGCTTCCGGCTCGTCGGTTGGGTTGGGTGTTTCTTCTGCCTCGGAGTCGTCGGACTCCTCGGTGGTCTCTGCTGCGGCCTCAAGCGCCTGGATGCGCTCTAGGAGGTCGGCAAGGTCGATGGGCTCGGCGTCACCCTCAGAGGCGACGGCGAAGAGGGCAGCCGATGCAAAGGCACCCTCTGTGACGAATCCGGCTCCGGTGAGGCGGGCCCTAGGGCCGCGTGCGCCGTCCCGGACGATTCCTGCCAGCTCGGCGCTGAGCTTGCGAATGGAGCCCTCGCGGTACTGGTCCAGGAACTCGTCACCCTCGGTGGTGCGGGCGATGGAGAAGGTGGCCACAAGGCCCTGCTCCGTGTCCTCGATGGAGGTAGCCCGGCCTACCGGGTCGTGGCGGTCGTGGAAGCGATTGGCCGTGACCACGGACACGTCGGAGGGGACGGCCACGGAGCCGCGCTCGAAGGCGATGGGCTCGGTCTGAGAGGCGCTGAGACGGCTGGTCTCACCCCACGGGAGGAGGAGGCCGCGAACGGTACGGGCCTCAACGTCAACGGAGAAGTCTCCGGCTTCTAGGTACTCGCTCACTCGTCGTCACCTCCACTCAGGAAGGTGTAAATCTCGGTGCTGCGGGAGATGAGGTCTGCGGGGACCGTGTTCTCCTGGAGCGCGAAAGAGACGGCGAGGCGGCGAGCCTCGAGGTCAAGCATTGCGTCTTGCATGGTTAGTCCTCCACGACGGCACCCGTGGGCGTACCCGGGGCGGTCGTTAGCTCGGAAAGGTCAAAGCGGATGCGCTGGCCGCGGGGCACCACGGAGTCCTGGGACAGCGCGTTGGTGATGGCCTGCGTGTAGAGCGGCAAGGTCTCAGTGACGAACCGGTTGGCGTTGCCCTCGGTCGTGACGTAGGTGAGGGACGCGGTGGCTACGGACCCGTCAAGGAGGGATGCCGGGATGCCCAAGTGGCTGGCGATGTCCACGCGGATGTTGTTTCGGCCCTCGATGTAGAACTGCGGGTCGAGCTGACCGAGCGCCTGAATCTCAAGGCCCTCAGGCAGATAGCCCAGAGCGCCGTCCTCGGAGCGGCGGGCGGTAGTCCACTCGCTCAAGAGGTAGTCAATCTCGTCCTGCTCAAGCGGTGCCTGGCCCTCCGTCCGCTTGATGACGGTCAGAGGAATGGGGCTTTTCGCCTTGGCCACCCACGAGTCCTCCAAAGCCACGGCACCGCGAAGGGTGCGGGCTCCGGTGTTGAGCAGACCGTCCGTCAGGCCGTTGATGTAGACGACTTCCTCGGCGTTGACCGGCTTGCCGTTGACGGTGATGCGTCCGTCCTGCTCCACGGACCACTGGTCATGAGGGACCCACGCGGCATCCAAGATCGGCGCGTGCGCCTGGTCCGGTTGCTTGGCCCCACGCTGCACGGCCCATAGGGCATGCCCGTGGAAGATGAGGGAGTCAACGGTCCGGGCAATGCGCTCAGCGGGTGAGACTGCTGTGTCGGAGCGGTAGAGCCAGGTTGGCTGGACCGGCACCACGCCGTCCGCGTTGAGCGCACGGAGGGGCAACGGCGAGATGGCAGAGACGATGATGTGCCGACCTCGGGCCACAGCGGGGACGGTCATTGCCTGGCTGCGGTCCATGGGTAGACGCGCAAGCTCTGCTCCGACTGCCTCGGAGATGACGAACCGCTTGAGGTCAGAGGCCGGTGCCCATGGGCTGGCAACGGCAGCGGGGGGCGTGAACGAATTGAGTTCACGCGCGCGCCCCGCACCGAAGATGTCTGCCAAGATTCCCATGTTGAATATAAGGCTGACAGGTATAGCAATACGTGATTTGGGCTTAGACGCACGTAATGCCCCGTGTGCCCTTCAAATACAGGGGGCGGGGCATCACAGAAATGCTCGAAGGTTAGGCGGCGGTAGTCATGCGTGGCAGAGCTGTCCTCTCGGGCATCTCGTCATAGAAGCGGAGGGCTAGGGCTCCAGCCTCCAGGGCCGTGATGTCAGAGCCGTAGTCCACGCGCCCGAACGCCCACCGGCTGGAGTTCGGTGTCCCGCGCTTAGTGGCACTCTCGACCGCCTCATTCAGCGCGGGCTGGTCATGATGCCGGAGCCCGTGCGTGCGAATCAACTTGGTGGTCAGGCTCGCGGCGGTCGAGACGTTGGGCCATGACTGCGGCCTGATCTGCGGTCGGAGGGTGCGCTTTAGGCTTTCAACCTCGACGTTCGCCCCGGCACTCGCGGAGTCATAGACCAGAGGCTTCTTGTGCTTCTTGATGATGCTGGTAAGGCTCGTGCCGATCCACCGCACGCCCTCTCGGGCGTCGAGCACGGACATGTGCGCAAGGCCCTGGTCGTCGCGCCACGCAGTCACGATGGAGGCGTATCGCCCCTCCGGGTGAACGGCGAAGGCCAGCGCCCAGTGAGCGGGTAGCTCGGGCAGCTCCCCCGGCACGCGGCACATCTCCCAGTCGGTGGGGTCAATAAAGCGGCTGGCTGATCCTGCTGGCCAGAGCCCCAGGTACTCGCGCTTGAACGCCTCAAGGCTCAGGGTGTCGAAGTTGCGTTGCACCGCCTTGAGCGGCGTCAGGTTGCCCACGCCAGGGTGGCTGGCCTTCCACACCTCAGGATCGGCGGTGGTGCCCTCGATGGGCTCCCCCTCTTCGGCGTCCGGCGTGAAGGGGTTGGCCGCGTACTCCACGATCCCGGCTTTGCCTTCGCGGCCCAGCTCC